AAGAAATCATATAAATCGTTTCTAGGACGGTATCCAAGTTCCCATAAGATGGCGTAGCAATCCAAGGCATTCTTAAAGCCATTGGTGATGTTCCCTTTACCAGCACACAATAGGATTGTCCTTTGTTCCTCAGTCAGCTTCCGCCTGAACTGGACAGTGTTGATCTGAGGACTCGCCATTACTTCTTCTTCGGCGGAAGGTTAAACATCTTTGGCGCATCACCACCGCCGTAGACGGGTTCGAGGTCATCAACCATATCGTCAAAGCCTGAGCCTTTGCCAAAGTCATCACCAGCCTTGAACCTCTTGACCTGTGCGGTTGGATCAAAGGCTTTAGCCTTGATGATGAACTGGATTGCTGGCTCGTTGATGATTGCCTCGAACTCCTCCAGAGTCCAGATGGTGAGGTCTTTGCGTAGCTTTTGCAAGTCGATGCAATCATTTATCGTTTCTGTAACTGCCATGATCTGACCTGATTGAGTTTTCCATTCAACGAATCTGATATTTGTTGGGCTTGGGTTGATCTCATTATCTTCACCCCATTTCTCCAGATGGTCATAACCTTTGACCATCCCTGATATTGCTTTACGCAGCCGTTCAATGTCTTTGTGATCAATGGCATCCCAAACCCTAGCCATCTGACCCCAAAACCTCTCCCTAAACTCACTGTCAACTAAAGTAATCAATCTCTCGCAACCCCATTTCTGGTGATGTTCCTCTTTCCTTGTCTCCAATTCGGTGAGGCAAGCACTGGCTTGAATATCCCAAGTTGTTGGCTCATACCTTTTAATCTCAACTTTAGGAACATCATTTCTTGACCGTGATTTAACCATTTTCAATTTCCTTAAAAAAAGCGACAAAGAGACAAAGTGACAGGAGACAAACCCCTTGTTATAGACAAGGGGTGGTTTGTCCCCATCTCCTCAAGTGGGACATTTGGGACTTTGTCCCACTTTGTCTCGTTTGTCACTGGATAAACATACATATAAAAACTCCCATTTTCTATACATTACATCAAATCATGCTTAATTTTTAGGCAGTTGCTTAAAAAATAGGCAAATTAACAAAAGTGACAAACCGACTTTTCTGGTTTGTCCCACTGGTAAACCCTGATATGTCACTGTATATATATACAACTTTGTCCACTTTGTCCCACCTTAGTAAGATTCTGAGGTTGTCTTCAACCAGACCCAATTTGACGCAATCGTGATCTTGTTAATGGCTACCAATCGTTCTCTTGCCCTAACCCAAGCCTTGCGAAAAGATACTCTATCGTCCTCAGTACATCCTTTCATAGACCAGAATTCGGCTCTCCAATCATCCAAACTCACTCCATACCTACTAGAACCATCTACTTCACTATATGTTCCTTTAGACTTAATCACTTTCATTAACGAATCCATCTCCAAACGCTGATTGTTGCCGCTGCCTTGGTTGTTTTTGCTGCCTTTTGAGGTGCTACTTGCGATGTCTGGGTTGTGCCTAATGGCTAAAGAGGTGGTAATTTCAAACCCCAAGTCTGATGTTCCGATCTCCACCAGCACAATTTCGATGCCGATCTGGATGCTGTCTGCACCGTCTTTTTGTTTACTAACGGTCAAGATTGCGTTACCTATGACGCTTGAGTCTGCTGAGTTGATGACACTGTCTTGCCTTTGTATCTCAAGTTCAGTATCCACAGCACCTAGCAAGGAGCTATGACCTCTGAGTCCTTTGGTTACATCCTTACCACTGTGGTGAATCACCATCAAGGCACATTCAAAGAGTTCTTGGAGTTTCCCTGCTTGGGTGATGAATGCACCCATATCTTCAGAACTGTTCTCGTTGAATCCACCGCCAGACATCCTCATCAAGGTATCAAGGATGATGAGTTCAATGGGTTCACCTATCTCAGCTATCAGGTCATTGATTGCGTTGAGTAACTCTATAAAGTCTTCGGGTGATGATCTTAGGTTGAGTTGCGCTCTGATAATGTAGAGGTTTGCGCCATCTGGACTCTGGTTTTGTATCTTGCAAGCCTTTACCCTTGCGCCCATACCGCCGTGACCCTCACCACATATATATAAGACTGCGCCTTTTTTGGGTATCTTGTAACCCATCCATTCCCTGCCTGTAGCAATTGCTTCAGCTAGGTCGAGTGAGATGAATGACTTGTAACTTGCAGGGGGTGCGTAGAGAGCTACAAAGGCTTTCTTCGGGATAATTGACTGCACCAACCACTCAACTGGCTCATCCTTGATTGAGTCCCAAGACTCGACCAGTAATCTGGAGGGTTTTGCTTCTTTGACAGCCGCACTAGATTCTTTTGGTTGAGGCTCAGGCACATATTCATGCAGCCTTAGTGGAGGCCATACTTGCTCTACCGAACTGACGATAGGACAGGCTTTTGCCAGTTGTGCCAACAATGACCTTGACCCGTCATACCTGTTGACCCACTCGTAGGCATCTTCCTTTGGGTGGGTGAGGGGTAAATCCAACACTCTGATGCTCTTGGTGCTGCCTGATGCAAGTAATGATTCAACGATCTTGTGGGCGTAACCCCATCCAGCGGCATCATTGTCGGGGACTATTACTACATTTGCGCCAGCAAAGTACTGGTTCAAGTCCTGATTCCAACCACCAGCACCAGCGTGACTTGTCGTAGCCACTACCCCAAGACTGCATAAGCTATCTGCCGCTTTCTCACCCTCAGTTATATATATGACCCTGCCATCGGCAATTGCTTGTCGCAGTTCGGGGAGTCTGTAGGGGATGATGCGGCAATCACCTAACTTACCTACTCTGCTTCCATCGGGCATAACCCGTAAGGTCTTATATGTCTTTCCCTTGGCATCATTGGTTTTATATCTTTGCTTGAGAAAGAGTGAGATGCCATCTTCGTCAACATAATGCCATTCATGCTCAAGTGTCATGGCTGTCGGGGTTGTGGCCTGTGAACTGGTAGGTATTGGCTTGATGCTGGACAGGTATTCAGTTCTGTCTGGTAGCTGCGGGAGTATGCCCATGTCCTTAATGGTGCTGAACACTGTGTGCTGATCGCACCCACCATGACACTTGAAGAGGTAGTTGCCATCATCGGATTCGGTGATGGATAGGGATGGATGCTTGTCCCCATTACCTTGACCGTGGTGAGGAACTGGACAACTTGCTAGGTAACCGTTGCCTACTTTCTTTGCGTTACCCAATATGGACGCTATTTCTTGTGCTGACATTTAGTTATCTTTCTGTGAGGATTCGCCATGCTGTTGCGGCACAAAGTGGAACTTGTCCATTTCCAATGGCTTTAAGTCTGTCCATCCAACAGGCCATAGCATCACTTCTTCGCTGAAAGTAGGATGCGGATAACATTGACCGTGTAATTGGAACTCGAGTTTGAACACGTTCGGTAAAACCTTGTTGAACCCTTTTGGTCTTTTTTTGGTTATCGTGTGTCCATTGAAGTCCCTTGCTGTTGGCGTGGGCAACAATCCATATTCTGTCTCTATTGTGTTGTGCGCCGACCTCGTTTGCTCCCATAACAGTCCATCTCGCATCAAACCCGAGATCGGATAAATCTCCAAGCACTCGTCCGAGTCCATTATTAACGAGCATTGGGCTGTTTTCCACGAATACGAATCTTGGTCGTACTTCGCTAACCACCCTCGCCATTTCTCGCCAAAGTCCTGATCTTGCGCCGTCAAGTCCTGCGCCTTTTCCTGCTGAAGACAAATCTTGGCATGGAAATCCTCCCGATACAACGTCAACAATTCCTCTCCACGGTCTTCCATCAAAGGTGCAAATGTCATCCCATACTGGGAAAGGCGGGAGAATTCCGTCATTTTGTCGGGCGCACAGTACGCTTGCGGGATAGGCTTCCCACTCGACTGCACAGACTGTTCTCCATCCAAGGAGTTTGCCGCCAAGTATTCCTCCACCAGCACCTGCGAAAAGAGCCAACTCATTCATACCACCTACCAAATTTAAAGAGACAAAAAAACCAGAGTTCTCCCCCGAAAACTCTGGTGCTGGTTAGTTCAGTGTTTAACTAAACATCTCATCATCATCCACGGGTGTAGGTGCTGGCTTGGCCTTGACGGGGCTAGGTGCTGGTTTGACGGGTACAGGTGCTGGTGCTGAGATTTCAGGGTCAAAGCCGCCTGAGTTGTCATCTGACAATGCCGCTGGTCTGGCAACCCAACCCGTTACGTTGAACTCAGGTACACGGGTGCTACCTTTACCAACCTTTTCGGGGCGTGAGCCTGTGTACTGCACCACGGGCAGCTTGCCTGCATGGTCAACAGGAGATTGAGCCTGTATTTGTTTCCATAGGGCATCTATGCCCATGTTTGCCCCTGCACCGTTTGCAGAGAATTCCGCGACACCCATAGTCTTGTTGTAGAACGTAGCCTTAAAGCCACGCTTATGGTCTGCACTAGGCTGTGCGCCTTTCTGACCCAAAGTGGCATCAGGTATGAACTCAAAGATGCCAACAGCAATGAGCATCCAGCCTGTTTGCAAGTTCTCGTAGTCAAAGACAAACTTCTCTAAGGTGAATTCACCATCTTGGTTTGACCAAGCATTGAGTTGTGGGCTGAAGCGGATGTAGTTACCTGAGCCGCCGCCAGAGTTACTGAGGTTTAAATTCACAATGTTTCCTTTTTAAAGTTTAAAAAATGTGACAGATGTCACGGTTGGGGGATTGGGGTTGGGATTATTGACTCAAACCTTTGTCTCTGGCAAGGGTCAATCCTGAAGATATGCGGGAAGTTAAAGGTTCGAGATTAGGTTTAAGGTCTTTTGTTAGCAGTTTCTCAGCCTGTGCAGGGCTGATGAGTTCGGTCTTCATTATCTGATTTGGAGTTAATCCAAGAAAAAGAAGTTGCTTTCTAGCTTCCTCTTCTGATGTCCAAGACCTCAACGCTCTCTTAGGTGCAAGCTGCCATCCATCAATGACAGCACCAGATTCCATGCGTTTAAGGGCATGATCTCGTACTGCCTTGATGTAGTCCTCAACCATGTCAAACTTGGTCAGCAAGACGCTGATTTGCTCTTCTGTCAAGACTTCTACTGGCGGTGCTGAATGGACAACCTCAACCATGTTTGCTTGTGCAGGGCATATTGTTTTAGCGGGACAGTACTGACAAGCTGAGTCACTAGGTACAGGCGGGAATGCAGGGTTCAGGACATTCTCAATTGCTGGATGTAGTACATAGTGTTCCCAATCCACGAGTTCCTGAGTAGTCATCTTAAAGACACGGTTCTCACCGTGAAAGGGTTGGATGATCCAGAGTTCAACCTTGTCAATGTCTTGGTACAGGTTAAATTCTTCCATAGCTGCCAGTGCGTAAAGGCGTAGCTGGTCATTGTCTTCACTGACGTAGCCTCTGCCAGTTTTAAGGTCTGCAATGATGATCTTGCGTTTCTCGTTGCCAATGCCGATAACGTCAGCAGTACCACCGACTTTGTGTGTTGCTCTGTCTACATAGGGTAGGAACTTTTCAACCGATACAGTTCCCTCTCCCAACTCTTTCTCAATATCAAAAATGGCTTGTAAGTGTTGTTGTGCAAAGTCACAATTTTCCTCAGTCATTGTGATGCCCTTAAATTCCTTACCAACAAAACTTATAGGGCTTGTTAACAATGTATGTTCAAGAATACGAACAGTCTTAAATTTATCTTTTGTGGATTTATCGTATTCACACCTGTATCCTTTGATAACTGTGGAATAGCAATGCTCTGCCAAGGCATGAATTGCAGTTCCCATCTTCGCCGCATCGCCACCCTCAACATAAGGCATGAGGCTTGAGAGTCTGGCAGAAGCGGGACAGGCAATCCAACGGGCTGATGCAGAGGCTCTGAGGTTTAGTTGTTTGACTGCCATGATGTTCTTTCAGCGTGATGATGGTTGATTAAAAGTTGATAGGCGAGTTGCCTGATTTCGTTAGTTGCTGAATGCCCCAAGTCTTCAGGGTCAAGGAGTTGTTTAAGGAATCCTATGGTTGCAAGGTTTTGCCTACGTTCCTTTTCGAGTTCACCCGCAAGCCAGACGATGTGATCTCGCATTGCTTGACGTTCTTTATCATCCATTGCGATACCCCCAAAGTGCAATCAAACTGGCATCACTACGCCCATCATCCTTGACCCTCTTAAACAGAACTAGATCACGAGGAAACAACTCCATAGCCCTTGCTCTAGACCCATCCTTACCGCCAACAACTCCCATAGCCTTGATCCAAGTCTGTGGGGTCATGAGAGTTGTCTTGATGCGTAAGGCTGTGAGTGATCCCTCAACAACACCAAGGCTGCGGGCTAGAGAAAAGACTGAAGTCACGCCTTGCCCACTCATAGCAAAGACCTTTTCTACATAAGCCTCAGTAGGGTCAAAGTCTTTGATGATGTCAACCAGTTCAGGCACTGATACCTGACGCTTGTTCTTGCCATTGCGAGTCAAGGTAACTGTGGGCATATCTTCAACCCTCACCAGTTCACCATCGACCACAAGGGCAATAGCACCGTTTAGACCGCAATCAATACCAATGGTGCGCCTAGTCATTGAGAAGCCCTCTGATAGCCTTAAAACGGCTCTGAATCAGGGAATTCACCGACTCATCTAGCCGCCTGATGGTGGTGACAAGTGGTATGGTTTTACCTGTGGCGTATCTGGAGACTTGAGCAGGGTGAAAGCCAGCGTGACGAGCTACATCGGTGATGGTGTAGCCAGCCACTTCAGCCTTTTCCTTAATGTTTTCAATGGTTTGCATAGTTTGTGTTGTCATAGTGGGGAGGAGTCTAGAGACTTTCAACCCATTGGTCAAGCCTTTTGTGATTTAATAGTTGAGTTAATTGTGGGGGATTAGTTACAGGGTAGTTGACAAGGTAGTTAATCGGTATATGATTAGAACCTTGACAACAACGAACTTAAAAGGAAACTTCAAAATGAACACAACTTACACCGCTTATGTCGCATCTGACCTGTACGAAGCTGGCATCTCTTGTGATGGTCATCCTTTCATTGCTGAGAAGTATTTTGTCGTGATTGAGGATGCGGCTGGTAGACGCTTTTATCATGAGAAATCTTTTGCTGGTGCAGAAGTTGTAGAGTGCGAAGAAACTGGCGAAGTTAATTTTGCTGATATTCGTGAGACTGCCAAGGCAATCGTTGAAGATTTAGCCGCCAAAGTTAATGCGGCTTTGGCATCAGGCAGGGCTTTGACATCATCTTGCTGGTTTGAAGTTGATCCAGTTTACGGTTCTGACGCTTATTACTATCAAGGTACAGAGTTAAAGCGTCTTTTTGACGAGAAGTTAGCCGCTTAACCAACCCAAGGGGGCATAGACCCCCAACTTTAAGGAACAACCATGTACCCAATTGACGAATCAGAAGCAAACGAGATACGGCTTGAAGCCATGTACCTCAGACGCTACAACAACCAGTTGCTCAACCACCCCGACTGCCGTGACCCTGACCACCCAACCTGTGAACTCTGTGAGGAGAATGATGATGACGCTTAAGCAAACCCTGCAAGCCACAGTAATCGGCTTGATCCTGTCTGTGCCTTTCCTGATTGAGATTGCAAAGGAGTTGGTGAAATGACACCACTACAAGACTTCTGCCAAGAACCTCGTTCAATGGAAGAGTTGGAAGAGGCTGAATTCAAGCCTCATAGCGTCTACAACGCCGTTAAAAGAGGTGAACTCAAGAACACCAAGGCAACAGACGATTGGGGGCGTAAGACGCATGGTAAGGGCTTGTTCTTGTCCACCGTCACCATTGCACCCATGAACTTTACCGCCCTGCAATCAGCATGGAACACACAACCACAAGGAGAGACAGCATGAGTCTGCATAAAGAATTAAAAGAACTGGTTACCAAGATTGCACCCACCAAAGACATTGCTGGCGGGTTCATGACCCGTAACGACATCATCCAATTAATTCAAAAGGTGGCTGATGAGGCATCCTTGTTAGGCTGGATTCATGCCGAAACTATGAGTCGCAAAAGGCTAGAGAATAAGATTTTGAGACTAGAAGAGGAAGTCGAGATTCTCAAAGGCCAACTCAAGGATGCTGAGTTAGAACTGATTGCAGCAGCCGCCAAATGAGCCACTTGAACAAAGTCATCTTGGCTTTGCTTTGTGCTGGCGCACTCTTTTACTTTGATTCAAGGGAGAAAACTCATGTTGGAAACAATCTTTTGGGTACTGCTGCTGACTCTATTCGGATTCGTATTGGGGGTATCAGTCTGCGCTCTTACTGTTATGTATCTGTTAAAAAGCGGAGAAGACCAGTGAAATGTCCAGTTTGTGAGAAATGGGTTAGGACATTGGAAACCAGAGCCAGACCAGACGGGTCAACCTACCGCCGTTATGAGTGTGCCAATGAACACCGATTCGTGACCAAGGAAAAGGTTGAACGGGTACTTGTCATTCATCATAAAAGGAAAAAGGCATGAACTGGCGGCAACTCACGATTCAGTACGTCAAGGATTTGCTCAGGCCAAGGAGTCCTATGGAGATGGTTGAAAAGGAACTGACTGAGGCACAGCTTGCCAAGCTGCAAGCAGAGACTTCAGTTGAGTATTCGCAAGCCATTGTGGACTACAACAAGCAACGCATCATGCGTCTTAGCAAACGAATTCAAGAACTTGGGGGGGTCAATGTCCGAATCATTGAATCGAAAACGACAAATTGAGGAACTCAAACTAATTGATGTTGAGCTAAACCCATATCGCAATATGGTGATTGAGGAAGTGGCAACAGAGATTCAGACAAGGTTCAAGGCGGCATTCCCGCCAGATACAACAGACAGTTTTGCAGTTTTTGTAAGGGGAATGAAGAAATGACACAAGAAGCATTGAAGCTGGCGCTTGAGGCGTTGGAAAACCACACTGCCATTAAACACCCACAACAGATTTACTACCGAGACAAAGCCATCACCGCCATCAAAGAAGCCTTGGCACAGCTAGAGCAAGAGCCGTTTGGCTACTTCAAAGCCGAGCCTTTTGGGTGGACTGATTGCGCTGAGAGTGATGTAGGCGCAATAGCTTTGTATCAAACCCCACCACGGCGCACATGGGTAGGGCTGACAATAAAAGAAGTGAATGACTTGTACGACTCAGACTATTCGGCGTTTCATCAGCGCATTGAAGCCAAACTCAAGGAAAAGAACGCTTAAGCCTGTAGTCCATTCAGATAAGTAGTCTTCCCCGCAACCTTGACGGCTGTGAGTTCTTGCTTGATTAGCTTCTCTGGGTTGTAGCTACAATGAATCCACCCTGAATTAGGCTGTCCCTGTACATAAAATTCAAGAATTAATTGACTGTAGGTTAGATTATCCATAATCCATTGAGCTACATCAGGGTTTGGAAGACCATCAATTTCAAAGTCGACTGCTTGACCTTTGCAATGATCTGAGGTCTTTGAGCCACCCACTGCGGGACTTGAATTTAATTCTGCACAACGAAAGCCAGATGAAATTTTCACAGGCTTACCAAAGTGGTCACGCACTGGCTGCAATATGTTTTCACATAACAAACGTAATGACTCTATTTGTTCTTCATTGGGTGTATTGTCAATGTCCAAGCGTGTTGCAGCTTCTGACTTGATTAGTTCCATAAGTTTAAAGTTGGCAGATAAGTTCATGGTTTGACTTTCAAGGTTTGGAGGGCTTCGTTGTAGAGGGAGACACAGGTTGCGAGTTTTCTGATGGCGGCATCTCCTTCGTCTGTGATGGCGATAAGAGCTTTAGAAGTCTCTCCGTCAAGTTCGGCTGATGCACTTCCTGAGTTATCTCCGCTGGTAACAGGGGTATCTGAGGAGGCGTGTACGGCGCACTCTGAGGCTTTGACAGCGATCCGCAACTTGAGAGCACCACTGTCAATATCACTATTGCGCTTTTGCTGTAAAAGTTTAGCATTTTGATTGGCTTTCATCAGTTGGTTAGATTGGGTATTTACAGCAGCCACAAGTGCCTGTTCCTTTTGTCGAGCATCTGCATTCAAAGCAGCTATCTCAAGCTGTTGTTTAGCAAACTCATCATGCTTACCCTTGGAGTACCCACCAGCAGCCGCAGACAGCATCGCCAAGACAAAGCCAATAATCACCCAAGGGTTGAAGATACTCATCCTTCAGCCTTGCCTCGTATATACGCCTGTGCAGCCATAAAAGCCACCACAATCGTACCCATAGCAGCGCAATAGGTAGTTGCCAGACCGTTTAAAGCATTGACCTTCTCCAAGGTCACAAGTTCTGATGCCATGTAAGCAATGATGACGGGAGGGAACACTAAAGCAGCCCATGCCATCACCCGTTGCTGGTCAGCCATCTTGTCCATGTTTTCAATGGTAATCATGCGCTCAGACCGTGCCAACTCCGCATCAGTCACTATGCCATCATGGTCAGTGTCAAACTTGTCGTACTCTGAACCTTTTTCAAGTTGCTTACTCATTTGCTTTTCTCCCTTTCTTTTTGCTCAATCTTCTGCCGCATTTTCTCGACCTTCTCCACCTGAGAATTGACCTCATTCTTAGCTTCTAAGATGTCAAGATAAAGAAACCCCATGACAGGCAACAACAGGGCAATCAGCAAGCAAGCAGCAATCCATCCCACTATGTCTTCCTCCACTGACTTACGAACAGTAACCACGCCCACAGGTAGAGGAGGAATAAAGTAGTCACTGCTAGGTACGCTAGTTTTAGCTGGAAGTTTCTTTCTTCCTGTTTGCGTTGCCATAGTTCCCGCCGTTTTACTGATTCCTGCTTTAACCTTGCCTGAGTTTGCTCCTCTTGAATTGTCTCTCTCATTGCAAATACCTCTGAGTACAGTGCGCCCATCTCAGGGGGACTCTGGTACACCATACACTCCCTGATCTGCACCACCAACTCAGCCATCTGCTGCTGTGCCATCACCCTCTTGAGTGCGGCTTCCATGTAGTTTTGGTCAGGGTCGTAGACGTTCTTTGACTTTTCTTCTTCTTCCCTTATGTGCGCTTCTAATTGTTCTTGAATCTTGAAGAACTCTGTCAGACTTTGGACGATACCAACTTTGACTTGAGTTTCATCAACAGGTGCATAAACAGATTTCTTAGACTTAGCAACAGGCTTTGCAGCTTGAGGCTTTGGTTTAGCACCAAAGAGTTTACGGAAGTTACCCCAAAATCCAGTAACTTCCTTATATATCCCAACGACTTCATCAGCAGTGGCTTTAATCTCAACGAAAGATTCTTTAGCTTGCTTGTAGAGTTCGCAACCAGCTTGAATCTGTTTGACCAGACCAGCCGCCATGAGGCATAACGTGATTGGATCAATTTCAGTCTCCTTTTTTCAACGGCTTAAAAACTGTTGTAGCGATGTTGTCGCTGGTGCAGTTAATAGACCGCCTGAAGTTCTGGCAAATGTATTTCCAAGGGTTTGTAATCTTTTCTGGAGGATTGCCATGCCACTTTGATCTTTCAAAGCATTTAAGACTAATGCAGGGTCTTCAGACACCAAAACTTTAGCAACCTGTTGCTTTTGCTCTGGAGTCAGATTAGGTGCATTCTTTTGAATAATCTTTGATGCAACTCTCATGGTGGTAAAAGCATCTCCAGAGAATACAGCACCAATTTCTTGCGGTGAAATGTTCATCCCAATATTTTTAGATTCCATTAAAGTCTGTGCAGTTGGTGAACCACCAAGAACAGTACCAGACGCTTTTTGAGATTGAGCCGCAACCCTAGCCAGCTTGAGAATGTCATCAACTTTGTCTTGAGGGTAAATAATCCTAAGAATCTGACCCTCTTTAGACTCAATGTTTTCTAGATTTGCCATCATGGATGTTCTACCACCCATGCTCATCTTGTTGCGTATTTGAGCCATGATGCCAGCACGATATGCTGAAACAGCCTCTGGACTTGCTGTCATTAACTTCTCAAAGTCAATTTGCACTTGATCTGGACTCTTAGCAAATGCGTTTTTACCCTCATTAAATGAACTTGTAGTTAACTTGTCACTTGCAGCTTGTGCTCTTGCCTCACCTACCGCTGGTGCAGACTTATTAATTAAACCTCTTAATTTTTCTTCATAGGGCTGAAGTTCTTTTGCAATATCACCTTCACCGCTGGTATATTTTCTGTTTATATCAGCTTTAAGACCACGCCTTGCAATCTCCATATCTCTAATGGTAGGCGGTCTTATGAATGTGACTTCACCAGCCTCGTTCATTGTGAAGAATGGCTTTGTCTTTAATTGTGCTTGAGATAATTTGTTTATCAACTCATAGGCACTAGGAGATCGTTGCATCGCATCTGTTAAAGAGTTCAACATCTCCTCAGTAATAACACCACCTTCATCGTATGCCTTGTTATAAAGTGCATTTCTAGCGGTTGTTCTCTCAACCTCAGACTGTGCAAATTTCTTCAGGACATTAGGTTCTGTTCCAGCATTCAACTCAGATGCCATTTGTTCGATTGTCTTTTGACGTAACGCCACGGGTCTTGTTGTTAGTGATTCCCTGATAGTCCTAGACGCATCACCACCGCCAGAATAATACGATCTAACAATGCCTAAAATATTGGGATTCTCAGCAAGGATTTCTCCTCCAGCAATCTTCTGCACAATTTCATCTGGATCAAGTCCAGTTTGTTGCTGAATTCGTTGAATTTCAGTCTCAACAATCTTTGCGCCTCTATCACCAAACTTGCGTCTTGTGTAATCCATCATTGGATCAAGGATAGTACCGCCAACCAGTTTCATACCACCAACAACAGCAGGAGCAACAATACCACCCGTTACAAAACCTGTAGTTCCACCAACTAAACGACTAAAAGCATCACCTTCAGCACCACCAGCACCAGTTAAGCCGCCTTGAACAGCACCAACTCCAGCAACCCTTGCCAATGTAGGTAGTAATGTTCTAGCCACTACAGGAGTTGCAGTACCACCAGTTAACCAAGATGCAGCTAATGCCATTGGTATACCAGCACTAAGTTCAATTGCACCAGACTCAACAGGACGAGACTTTTCATAGTCCTTAATCTTGCCCCTAATGTCTGCTAATGCCGTATCGTAATTCTCACCACTTAATGACCTTAGATATGCCTCTGCCTCATCAGCAAACTTAAAACTTGTACCTTGCAACGCACTCCTCAACCGTTGAGTGTCAGGCTCTGCCTGTTTGCCCATGATTGTGGGCGAATACTGATTCAGAGTGGCTTCAAACTGATCTATCTGCTCTTCTGTATATCCAGCCGCCTTTGCTGCTTCACGATCAACTGTTTTCTTTACTGCAATTGGGTCTGCCATGATTTATTTTCCAATTCTTGTTACTTATTTACGAAATCAGTCAAAGGTGGTTTTATTACCCCTGCATACGGGTCTAAGATGTCCATTTCATCACCGCCAAATTCTTTGATTTTCTTGACGTATTGTTTGCGATAAGCATTCAATTGAGATTGTTTGTTTTTAACAAGTTCGGTAGCTATGTTTTTCAAATCTTCTCGTTGTTTAGGGGTAAAACTTCCACCCTCTAATACGCCTTGAACTAATAGTTGGAATCTAGTTGGGATATTTGGATTCCCAATAATTGTCTTTTTATCACCCTCTTGAACAGCACCAGAGTTATCATAAATCTTTGCTATGTTGTATAAGAGTGAACTATCAGCACTTGGGTTTCCAGCATTAGCCAATGCAACAGATGATAATACTCCCTTATATCTGACTGCATTTTCAACATCACCGCTAGACTTTAAGAAGCCCTCCCATTTACTCATGACATCAAGACTTGCTTTAGCAACAGCAGTTTTATCGTTTAAGTCAACTTGAACCTTTGGTGCTTTTGCAGCGGCATCTTTTGCTGTCTTTTCATCTGCTTTTACATTGACTTTTTCTCTTTGATCGGGGGTCAAATCATAATAATTTTTGTTGAAATCTGTTAATGCAAATGCTTCTCTATCAGTTCCAACAGATGGCCTTGGTTCAGGCTTTTCAGGCTTCATTAGTCGAGCTTTTTCTTCTTCTGCATCTTGATACTCAACGCTATCAGGCGGCAACATACGCATCTTCTGATTGAGTTCATTGATTCGGTCAGAGACTTGCAAAGGTACACCAATTGCAGCTTTACGTTCTCTATTGATTTGTGCAATCTTCACCTGAGAACTAAGGGCATTATCAGCAATCTTCATTGCTAATTCAGGAGCAGCTTGTGCATATTTTCGAGCAACTCGAAGTTGTTGAGCAGGGTCACTAGGGTCTAATTCACTCAAGATTCTTGATTGCAAACTAATCATCTGCAACTGAGGGTCTTTACCACCAAAAGCACTGCCAATAGCATTACCCAACTGTTGACTACCCATAGCTAGGCCGTATGAAGCCTTTTCAAAAGGAGTAAGTCTTGCAAATTGCATTGCTTGTGCTTGCATTGCTTCATTTTGCTTTTGTTGGTACAAAGCACGTTGCATGGCTTCTACTTCAGGGAACATTCCCATAACACTTGTTGGTGCTGATAGTTGTGTTTGATCTAATGCAAAAGTAGGGTCATCAGTTTTCATTCCTCCAGATAAAGTTTGTAGTTGCGTTTGTGAAATGCCATTAGCAGCCACCTGATCAGCATCAGCTTGCATCATTGCCCAGTATTCGGGTGAATTGTATGGAATAAAGTTAGGGTCTTTTTTTAATTCATACTTACCAGTATTCTGGTTTAATATTCGTATTAATCCCTCTGGTTCTTTTTCAAATGGTATGTAAGGAAAACTCCCACCTCTATCTACACGATCAGCCGTTCCATCTACCACCAATCCTTCTGCAATTGATGGTCTAGGCGTAAACTGCCCCAATAGTTGATTTAATTCCTGTTCACTCATCCCGCCACCAAAAAGATTGGGAGAGCCAGTACCAATACCATAATTATCAAATAATTGATCAGCCATGATTTAGAATCCTTTCCATGTTGATGGTGCAGTTGGTCGATTAGCGTTATATGCAGTACCCCAAACATTTGCAACATTTTGGGCTTCTTGTTCATTCATGCCACCACCACCACCAAAATATTTGTCGTAGGCATTAACGACACCTTGACCAAATTGCGAACTACCTCCAAGATTTTGGAGAGTCTCAGCAAATGGGTTGTAAGAAGCAGCTTGTTGTTGAGTCAATGCCGCACCCATTCCACCAGCAAGCAATGATCTACCAGCATTAGCACCATAAGCAGCCGCTTGACCACCCAAGCCAGCACCCAAAGTCAAAGGCTGTTGTCCCATTGATTCAATTGCCTGTCCACCACCCAAATACGTTGTAAACGGGTTCAATGCACCGACTTGACCAGATTGATACTGACTCATCAACTGAGAACCACTACCCAACAATCCAGCACCAAACGCAACATTTCGTTGTCCCTCAGATTGAGCATTAGCAGCCAACTGAGCATCTTGCTGTGCCATAGCGTTGTAATACGCTTCCATCTCAGGAGAGGCAGCACCAAAGCCAGCCGCACCGCTAGGACGCATACCTGTAGCACCAACAGACAAACCACCACGACCCTGCTGATACAACTGGTTTTGCAATTGAGCCATTGATCTTTCACGGCTAGGGGCAAGCAAGTCCTGTTGTTGTTGCATATATTGAGCCGCAACCTGTTCAGGAGACTGTGCAAGATACTGCTGACCTAATCCAAACAGTCCACCAGCCGCTTGCTGAAGTGGAGCGTATTGTTGCTGCGCCATCTCAGCCTGAGTCAATGCACCGCCTGTAAGAGCTTGTAGACGGTCTTGGTAAGCCCTTAACTCAGGACTGACTTCGTAACCAGCACCAGATACATACCCTTCAGGACTCATCTGAAAGTTAGATGTACCGTATCTGGTAGTTATGCCAACCGGACGAAACTTTGCCGCATCTGCTGCAATTTGTGCCGCCCGTAATTGAGCATCGGCTGAAGTCTTTGCTGCACTTTTTGCGGACTCCCCTTGCATGTAGCCACCTAATAGCGATGCTCCTCCCATTACTAATGCTGCTGAAAATGGCATATTAATCTCCCTTAATCAAAATTTCATCCACCTTAGACGGGTCTGTCTCGTCAGTGGCATGAATACAAAACCAAACACAATCTGTTATTGCCTTAACGCCATGCGTCAAGCCAGCCTTAATTTCAATGCAAGCAGGAGCTTCAACAATCTCAAGTTCCTCACCCTTTAACACCACCACCTTACCCATAGCCAATATCGACAAATGACTAAAGTTATGGGTATGCTTTAGGATCGACATTCCAGCCTTAAAGAATGATTCTTTGGCATAAAGTCCATCACTAAAATGATGAGTAATACGGAATTGAGGGTCTTGAATAATCATACTGTGCGTTTCCACAAAGTTTCATCAACAAACTTATTAGATTTGCTTCTATTTTCCCACATAGAAATGCCGCGCAAATTATTTTGAACGTGCAAACCGCAAACATTTTTGCCTTGAAGAGGGATGATATGGTCTACTTCCAACCCTTTGTTTTTTGCTTCTTCGTATATACAAGTAACTTCTTTTTCGTCATACCACGGAGGTATGTGAGAAAACTTAGCGACTTGGTATTTTCTTGTTATAGCCAAACTTTTTGCGGGGTTTTCTTTAAGCCACATTTTGGAATTTTTATTCTCTTTTTCTTTATTTTTTATATGATAAGAACTTCTATATCCTGCATTGCTAGTACGCCATTGCAAATATTCAATTGATTTGCAAGATTTGCATTTATTTTCGCAACCATGATTGGCTTTACGATGAGCCACAAACGCAGCTAACCCTGCCGTATCAACAGCCTCTAGCCCGCAGATTTTGCATTTTCTCATGCAGTCCTTTTAAACATATAAACTGTAATGTACGGCTGGTAGTTAGCGTTAGTTGCGCTTGCGCCTTCCGTGCTGTTGGTGGTAGCAACCGTAATTCCTGTGAAGGCCGAACTTGTTGTAAGTCCATTAGGATTTCCCACATTTGAGGTTGCTGGCGCAATTCCTACCGAACCACCAACCAAAGACATATAATTATGTGCGTGTGAAGGGTCTGTTACCGTAGATGTTGCCGTATGCGTGTGGCTTGGCAGCGTAGCAGTTGCACTACCACCAGTTTCTTCAGCAGTGTCAAATAGTGCGTTACCTGAATCAAAACCAACCATTACACGACCAGCACCAAAGGCAGTCCATGTACCAAAGCCTAATGATGTTGCAGGATTAGTTGAACTTGTTGCATTGATGTAAATAGCACCCACTGGATACAAAGCCGACAATGCAGCTTGAACAAATGCAGTAGTGGCAAGGGCAGTTGTATTGTTAGCAGCAGACTGAGTAACGCCAATAGTCCCCGTAGGAAGTGTAGGCGTACCAGTAAAGGTAGGACTAGCCAAATCTGCCTTGGTTGCAACAGCAGTAGCAATGTTATTGAATTCAGTGTCAATCTCAGTGCCTTTGACAATCTTTAAGGCATTGCCAGAAGCCAAAGCATCTTTGGTTGCAAAGTTGGTACTCTTTGTGTAATTACTCAAAATATTCCCCTTTAACTTATCTTGCCATTTTTGGCTTGAATTTCAATCTTTTGAATTGACAATGGAGTTCCATCAATGTCAGATTCATAACCTGTTTGCACAACCTTGCCTGATCCAGACGCTGCAACTTTCAATGTCTGCAATGCAACACCATCAGAATAATAGGCAATAATTGTTGCATTTGCACCATACTCGGCAATGCCATAGTAGTAAACATCTTGCTCTGGAATTACTGTGTTTTCAGACAAATAATTTGTTTTAAAATCAAATCCCCACTTAAATGTAACGTCTTGATTTGTTCCACCAATAACTACAGTAGACAATTTTTTCAAAATAGAAGTTACATTCTGGTCACCAAGGTCAGCATGGTTTGTGTAATACAACATCCTGTAAGCAGTTGCATGATCTTGGAAAGTTCCATACAAGCCTATATACCCGTTCTGGCCTATGTAAAGCGTACCATCCCTGCGGAATAAAAACGACTTAGGCGTGATTGAGTCCCATACGGTAACCCTTGCAGAGCCATCAGGTAGATATGCCTTGGTATCAAAACACCAAGTAGTATCAATGCTTGGAGTAACCAACAGGTAAAACGCTTCTCTTTCAGAATAAATAGACTTAATGTTTGCCAGTGTCTCACCAGCTACAGTTCCCATCAAGTCATTGCGAATATTCTTAGACAAGTCTCTCTCTGGTGCAGACTTCTCTTGCACCGTTCTCATCAATGATCTGACACCAGAATTAGACAAGAACAGAACATCAGTGCTGGTTGTCTGAATGCTATCCCTTGCAATACAACCAATGCCCTCAACAGTATCACTCAATTGCATTGAAGCTGGTGTAGTTGCATTTTGATAAATCAGAATCTGACGCTTACCAAAGATGAACAGAAAACCATTGTGTGCAGCAAGTCCCGTAATCTCATCAGCACCATTGATCCACACACGGTCTACATTCAAAGAACCAGATGTACCTGTTGACCAAACATGACCAGCAATCAAGTCAGAGAAGAAAACAGTAGAGTTATTTGTTGTTGTAGTTGCTACCCACAATCTACCAAAAGCAGAAAT